GTCAAGTCTAAAATTCCTTAATCCGCATGACCCTACTCAATCGTTTTCGTTGAGTCTCGGACAATCATGTAAACACTGGAGACAAAGTTTCAACATTAGAGATTCGTTTTTGATCTATAATGTCAAACTTCTGTCATCAACGTTCTACTTCATCTACAATAGATAAAGCAGTCGTTAAAGTGCAGCGTTTAGGATACAATATATGGTCACGAGCTATTCTATCGACTCAGGCCGAAAGAATTCTTCCATCTCACATCACGTCACCGATTATTAAACCAATTAATCAGTGATCCATGACTAGAGTGGAATCTTCTTCCTGTCTTCGCCGAAGATAGCTTATGTCCTTTACAAGACAAGCAGTAAGAGCACCAGTATCGTGAAGCTTTTTAAATAAAGACTCCACTTGCTGAGCTCGCCTGTTTGCTCCGAAAAGGACAGCCAGGGTAATATCAGACTCTAATTCTAGCCAAGTCCTCAACCTTAATTCTAAGTTGGAGACTGGAAAGGAATCTAGTTTCTCGGTATTACCTTTTAACAATTCCTTCTGGGCAGTAATGATTGTTTTCAAAGGTAAAGAAAACTTCGATTTATTAAAATCGAAGGCTTTATCCTTTGGATTCACCATAACTGTCATTAACGCTTTCAGCGAAATCTTTTCTTGTTTGAAAAGAGTTCCTAATAGAGCTAATGAAGGTAACATCACAGACTTAACATCTGTTTTGTAAAACCGTCCTAGAAGTGTTGATAAAATGGTATTAGTTCGTATAAGACCTAGATTAGCAAAATATAAAACATTTGCTATTCTTGATCCTATAGACGTCGCGGAAATCAATTGTTTAATTGAAATCCCTGAGACGTTTGAACCTTCAACCACTGTACGCTTCGCAAACTCAAATACTGCTTTTGATGGAGAGGAAATAGATTTAGAAAGATTAATTTCTAATCCTAGATCCTTCATCAATTGAAGATATTGAGCCGCTACTTCGTGATCAAAGATAACTAAGTCATCACCAAGAATTTCATAAGTCTCGTATCATCCTAAAGTTTTATTCGATAAAAACGAACAATACTGAAGGAGATAGTGATGAGTCAAAGCTAACATTGCTCATGACGATAAAGCACCCATTGGTTGTCCAACTGTATAAGTTACTGATTTTTCAGCAATATTATACTTGTTTGCCCCTTTAGGTAGAAAGTATTCCCTTTGCACCAATAGACCCGCCCAATCATCTCCTATCTTAAAAGGTAGTAGACGATCAAGGATGGCCGATTGTAATGCAATAGGAAGTCTATCAGTAGCTGAGCTTAAATCAAAAGAATAAGCACATTTGCTAATAGAAGCTTTCTCACCTGATCGTTTTACAGACGCATCCTGATTAAAAGTCCCGTCATTAGGGATCTGACGCAATAAAGCGAACAGACCCTCATGAAGAGGTTTTAATACAGATTGAGTCCATAAATCGACCAAGGCAAATACTCGAAGTTTTCCTGCAGCCTCCTCTTTAAATGCTAACTGACCAAGGGCATCGACCATTGAAGCTTTACAGCTTAATTGATCAATACCTATGGCAGTTGCATAATCGACAGAGTGTCTGAATTTTGTCCGAAACCGTGTACCCTTAGTAAGGGTTATATAGTTGTCGAAAAATTGAAACACTTTGGAATGTCGTAGCTTGTATGCGTCTATAAATAGACCATGTCAAGATACTCGATTCGAAGGCGAGGAACTTTGAATAAAGGACACTTGACGAGGCCTTATATCAAGTTTAGCGATCCAGTCGGAAAACATTTTCAATCTTGAAAAATAATTTCCTCTGGGCGCTTCCTTAATAAAGGTCGTCAATTCATCCAATGATGTTTTATTACCTGAATAAACCCCTGTTATAGATTGCAATTTCGGTACATAATCCGATTTTGTTAATCTGTAAATACTGAAACTACTCAATCAAAATTGAATAGTCTTTGTATGACCAAGTTGTATACGACGTCGATCCCTTTTATTAATAATAGAAGGTATCCCGTTATATAAACGTGGCAGAGGTAACCCAGGTTCCAAGCCTCTAAGAGACTCGAGAGGGTCTCCCCCTAAATATTTTTGGAGAGCAACATGGTTTGCCTTAAGTCACTTTACAGTGATCAAGGAACCATGATGTTTATCCATTTTATTTATGGAGAGGATTAAGTTATGTAGAATTTTAGCTCTTGACGGGACAGATGATGGAGTTCCATATGAAAGCAATACAATTGCTTTCACATGAAGCTTCACCACTTTTCACAAATGTGAAACAGTGAACATCTTCTCTTTAGAGACTCCAAACGATCCTAAACTCTTCATCATAGCCATAAACGAATTAGTTTTATAATTAATTTGTTTCATGGTTTTGATATTGTTTTAATGCCTGCTGGTTGCGACCCATAAGGTCGGAGCATCTAGGACTTAAAGCAGAAGAGTAACTTATACACGATAATTAGTGCCAAGGTCATTATATTTAAATATTATGACCGAGACCTAATCGATGGTGTATAAGCTAGTAGCGAGTGAAGAAACTAGGTCGAAGACTGAGCGGTTCCCTCTTTATATAAAGAGGGGACTCCAGTCCAGGACCCGGTCAAGGCGGGATCATTAAGAATGATCTAGTTCTAACGAACCACAAAGCCATATTATCACACTTCGAAGACAAAACCGGTGCTAAGAAATTAGTACCGGGGCTGAGTTCTGTGTAACAACA